ATAGAAGGGTAAACCTTCGAGATGTCTCCCTGACGTACCGAAAGGACATCACGCATACGACCATCACGCGCAGCGTATTTGGTCTGTAAGCGGGTTACCTTAGCGGTTACCTCTTTGATTGTTAGCACTAGTAATCCTTACTTCTTGTAAAGGCCTGGGTACTTCTTGTCAATTGCTTTTTTGGCATTGACTGCGGCCTGCTTAACTCCTGCTGGAGAAACTTGTTTTTTCAATGCAGCAACTGCGGCAGGACCAACTGGTGCTGCAGGCTTTGTGCTATTTGCTGGAGTAGTAACGTAGTGGTTTGGTTGCGCCATAATTACATACCCTGATTTGTCTGGCCGTGAACAGCTGTAGGCCATTCTACAAAGTCAGTTGCATCTGCAATTGCCTTAGCAGCCATATACTTGCGGTCTACTTCTGGATTGACCTGAGGCATCTTTACAGCGCCTTTGTCAATGTATTCTTCTTCGACAGACTCTGTCTGCCAGCTTGGTGTTAGTGCCATTGTCTGTCTCCTTATACGAATGTTTTGTTTTGTGCTGCAATCATTTCATCAATGTTGACAACAACTCTTTTGGATACTTCTGCCCGTGATAGGAACGGGTTCTTCAAGTGGTGCGTAGCGTACTGACCATAGTTGAGCATCTCGCGTGCTCTAATCTCACAGAACCACAAGGCCATCACCATATCGGTCTTACCCTTAGTGGTAGGTGTCCAAGTAATCAACTGTTCAATTAAAGACTTGACGTTTTCTGTCTGGTCGCTAGGCAAGTGGATTAAGTTATCTCGATGGTGCTTACCATCTACCTGCTTAGTACCAAAGAGCGTAGCCATAGATGCCACACCGAAACCGGTATCCCATTTGTTAGTACCGGTATGGTGCTCGCGTAGGATAACCCCGCGTGATGCTAAGTGCTGACGGATGCCTTCATCTTGAGTAAGGAAAGCCTGAAAAGCATTCTTCTCAATAATCCATTCGGAGGGACTGTAGAGTGAAGTCCAGTTAAAAATAATGTCGCGGATCTGCTGGGGGCTGGGACGCGTAATTTTCATTACGTCTACGATGTAGCGCTTACTAGTAGCCCTATCAATTGCGTAACACACAACTGCTGTATCTCCCACGATTGCTGGGTCCATACCGCAGATATAAGAAAAGCCAGCTAAATCTTTAGGATGACCAGGATGGCCCATCTCTAATCTTCCAGACTTACGCATACCGTCAATAGAGCCGCGTACACATACCGGATCAAAGGCCGCGTTTTCAGATACGTCCTGTTGCTGATATACCAAAGCCCAGGTAGAAGTATCCATAGCCTGGCGTTCGTTAAATAGATTCTTGCCAGACCATCTAGGGTAGAGGCCTTCTTCATCTTGCTCGTTTGCTTCTTGCCCATCAAAGGGTGCATCTGATTTAGGCCAAAGGGTAACCCACTTGTCGGGGTCTTCATTTGGTTCAAGCAATGCTGGCATAGCCAGATACGTCCAAGGAACCAGACCAGCCGGATACCGGTCTTCTTGTCTTAGCTCGCGGTACAAGTCTACGGATGCAACGCGGGTTCCAATAATGATTAACTTACCGGTAGGGTTTAAGCGAGAGCGTACATCCTGGGTAAGCCACTTAATCTGTCGTTCAAAGTCATTGGCGTTAGATAGAGTCACAGCGTCGTCTACAATAATCATATCTGCACGCTTGCCGTAAATCTGACCGCCGATACCGACTGCTTCTATATTAGGATCCTTCTCAGAGGATTCACGAAGCTCATCACCGAAGGTGACACGGGTAGCCTGCCAAGAGGCCGTCTTAGAGTTAAACCCTACGCCAGCAGCATAAGCACTTTGGAGGTCTGCATACATTGGATGCGTCAGTCTTTGCTTGATGGCGTAGAGAAAGTCGGCAGCTAAGCGCTGCGTCTGGGATACAATGAGCACACGGAAGTTGGGATTGCGTGCTACCTGCCAGGTGACGTAGTCAACCGTAATGGTCATCGACTTAGCGTGGTTAGGCGGGATGTTTACTAGGATGCGGTTATTAGCCACACCCTTTTCAAATTTCATAGCTGGGTGCATCCACCCTGGTTCTCTGCCTTCAATAACATCTACAATGTTCTTTTGATGGTCAAAGGTTCTACTGTGTAGGAAGCGTTGTCTAAACTCCACGAAATCAATATCGTGAACGTCCCCACCCTGGAACTGCTTGTCTTTAAGTCCTAGCCTAGTACGATCTATCTTGTCTGCAAAAACCTTATCGGTGCGACGGTAGTACTCGTACGTCTTCATAGATTTGCCTGCGGAAGCACAAGCGGCGTCTATGGTCATTCCTTCTGCCACGCATCCCAGTAGGATGCGTTTTGCAATGTCTGCTGAGTTCTCAGCCACGTATCCTCCTAGTACCGGATGAACCGGAATCAAATTTCATTTTACCAGGGAAGATGATTACTAGGCGCCAGCTTTTTAATAGACCCGTCCCCACTAAAAGATTACCAGGCAGTTCGGGCTTAGCGCCCGAGGGAGCCTTAAGCGAACTGAGGGGTAAGTCATCGCTCGTCCTAGGGGGCCTCGCTAGAGGCCAGTGAGGGTCGCAAAGCATACCCTTCCCCGCTTTGCTCCCCTACTATATATAAGGCAGGAAATTATAGGCATTTCCCGTTTTTAGAAAGTGATACTCGTCACATACAATAATAGTATTATAACCGCAGGTCAGAGGCGATTAGATCTCACTTTAGGAAAAATATATGTTGTGGGTACATAACACCAGCCCACCTGCAGATTCACTATATGGGGTTCCGTTGCCGAGCCTCAACCTCTACTAAAGGGTTAGACTTTACCCTCTCTACCCTGTCTCTTCTAGTCTGCAGTGGGAAAGAGTGGGGGAAAGTGGAGAGGGATACTCTCCCTCCGGCACACCTAACCCTCTCGCCTGTCTTCCCTCTCGCCTAACTAATGAGCAGACTAAGCGCCTAACCTCATCGAGCTATTGACCTAACCGGATCGCTATTGCCTAACCTCTTACCCTCTAGCCTTACTCAAGACTTAGACACTAGGCGCCTGTACGTCTAGGCATAATCGTTACCTAATCGTTACCTAATAAGCTGCCTAATAGTATTGACAGGGTATAGTCACGCATATATCTTTTAACTAGTGGAGCTCACCTACCATTCCACTAGATAAAGGGTTAAGATAATGACACGATCCAAGCAGGATAAAGCAGACTTTATCGCTAACCTACGCGCTGGCGTAGAAGCATTAAAGGATCAAGGTATCAAGCCACCTAGTAACCTACTAGATAGCTTCTCACCTAATAACGCATTGATGATTATATTGCAGAAGCCTAGCGCGACACAATGCGCGGGATTCCACGCGTGGCGTGAAGCTGGCAGAAGCGTAAAGAAAGGATCACGTGGCGCAGCTATCCTTGTTCCAATAGGCGCAGATGATGACGGAGATTTAAGGTTTACGTGGCGATACGTGTTCGATATTGCAGACACGGAGGAGATTAGCGAGACATCTCCACGTCTAGCGCGTGAGATGGCGGTAGCGTAATGGCTAAGTCTCTTGTTAAGGTTATGAAGCAAGGTGTGGAGATTATTAACGCAGAATTGACTATTACGCAGCAGAAAAAGATCCTTGCAGCGTGGAAAGAATTGGAAAAATACGGTATAGGCTTCAATGATGAGAAAGTGAGCGCATAATATGACTATGAGCGCAGCTAACCTTATTCAATGCCTAGCTGGAGATCTTATGGCAGATCCTGGCCTATTATTCGAGACTATACGAGAGGAGGAGGATATTCTACGCGTTATCCGCAGTTATAAACTAGGAGATTTTACCTATGCAGATGTCCTAGACACGGTAAAGGATTACATCTAGTGCTTTACTATAGGGGAGAGTATGGTATATCCTCTCTCCTATGGTAGCTCACTAGGGGCTAACTATAGAAAGGGTTAGAGAATGAAGCAGGATAAAGTTATCAATGAGCAAGGCAGAAAGATTACTACTACCTACACGCTGGAGAATAACTATCGTGTAAAGGTATCTACCTACCATTCCCCTACTAGTAAAGTCATCTATTCAATTTTATCGGAATGTATAACCGGCACTAGTGGGATCTTTACTATGGAAACTTTTATGATGTATCGAGATCTTAACGAGAGAGTAATAAGTGAGCCGGTGGCGCGTTACTCTTTCAAGGTACTACAAGCTCAACACGAGCGAGCTATTGAACAAGCAGCGCAGAAAGTCGCGCTATTACTAGCGCAAGGAGAAGCAGGCGAGAGAGAGTGCCAGGCGAGAGAAGCTGCGTAGTGTTTGCCTATCGCCTATCCGCTAAGGGTAGGCGGTAGGGAGATACTAGGTCTCCACTAGCGAAAGGGTTAGACAATGGAACAAGAATATGGCCGTCCGTTTGATGAGGATACTCTCATTCAACAAATCGGAATTCGTAACGTCGCAGCTATATCTGGCGGACGTGTAGGCGTGTATAAGCCGCAAGGAGAGTGTGTAGAAGTCGAGCTGCCAGTATCTGCCGGATATTGGGTAAGGATCACACTAGCCTGGGACGATACCTACACCGTCGAAAGAGTGTTAAAGCGTAGGCCTAAGGGGAAGAGTGCGAAAGAGATTAAGGTATTAGGTCGCGTTGAAGGTGTTTATTGCGATCAGGTGGGAGAGGTTGCCTACTACGCTTCTTGCTATAAGAATGTCAAGTTTGGCCAGGAGGTGAGCGCGTGAGCGTAACTATCACAATGCCTAAACAATGGGATAAAGAAACTGCATTAGCTATATTAGACGTTTATATTGAAGGCTTAGATCGTGGGTACATTCTTACTATGACAGAAGGAGAGGGCAACTAGTGGAACACTTAACGCCTAGAGGTTGGTTAGTAGTTGGGATTTTAATTGGGTTGGCTACTTGGGGACTTTGGGAAGTAGCGAGTCACCTATTATGGACTGGCAATGGTTGGCAGTGGTGCAAGGATCTATTAACGTGCGAGGGAGAGGGTAAGTAATGAGCGTAGACGTAGTGTTTTGGTATGCGGAAGAGATAGTGAATAAAGCCTATTTTACCGCTGAAAGTAAAGAGCAGGGAGAGTATTTAATGAAACAGTTACAAGACGGAGAGATTACAATAGAAGACCTCCCTGATTTTTATTCTAAAGTAAAGAATTATGAAACTACGATTGATGAAGCTCAATTTTATTTAGCGGGAGAGGTAAAGTAATGATCGAATTAAGCGAGAGTATCTATCGCCTAAGTATCCGAGAGTTCGAGGATATGGAGAGCGAAAGTCAGAGAGCGTGGATAGTAGATCTATTAGACACTAATGGTAATTGCATAGTAGAGGGAGCTGGCGTAGCCGGTACTTTAATGGCAGCTATGGGAGAGGCGGGTAAGGCTATTACCTTACACCTAGCTGATGAATGGCTAATGGCAAGGGGGACACTATGAGTAAAGTAAAAGAGTGCGTAGAGCCAGATGAGATGATATGGGAAGATTGCGATAAGCCAGATCATCATAGTTGCTACGTAATGGTATGTCCTGGGTGTAATACTCGCTTTCCAGATTGCGAGGATAACTAATGAGTTATGAGCCACCATTAAATGATCCAGTATTTAATGAGCCGGAATACTGGCGTTGCGCTGGGTGTAATGAGTACTTTCACCCAGAGAAATATGATTGGCACGTGGACGAGGAATGCCCTGGTCCACTAGGAGCAGGAGAGGGAGAGAGTAATGAATAAAGAATACCTAGAGGCTAAGGCTAACCTATGCCTTAATCAAGCTGAGAAGGATCTCAAGCAGGAAGAGATAGCAAAGGCTATCAAAAACTTAGAGCGTGCCAATAGTGCGCTATCACGCCTATTTGGGCTGAGAGAAGAGGACGAAAATGAGTAACATCTATACCATACACCCAAAGAAGTCCCCACTTATCCTACTCTATGAGGTAGTGGACGAGAATGGGAACGCTGAATGGGGAGGTAATAACCCTGAACATTGTATGCAATGGCTGAGCCTTGCTCCTAGCAACTCCCGTGTGCTGGTATCTGGGTGGGAGAGCGATGAAGAGGACGCTCACCTAGTAGGCCAGAGCCTAGACATCACCGACATAGTACGGGCAGCTATCTTATGAGCCTAGCTTTAGGTCTGATACTAGTAATGCTGGTAGCATATGTTCTCATAGTGTGGGAGGACAAGATCAATGGAGAGTAAGCAAGTAAGCGGGAGACAAGTAGTTCATTACCGCAACTATCGAAGAGCAAGAGACAAGGCGCTAGTGCGCTTAGCTCACCTATATCCGGACACGTACAAGCAACTGCTTGATGAACAAAGGAGTTTTGATGAGCAAGAGGGCAAGACTTGGAGTATTACTCCTGATGCTAGGCTTACTGTGGGTATTCACACCAGAGCAAATAGCGCACCACCCTTTGGAGATCCCGCAGATGCGGGAGAGGACGAAGGCGACAATGGAGGAGAAGCGTGAGAACAAGGCGCTTATCATTAGTTACCTCAACGCACTTGGTTACAACAACAGTCAGGTCAAATGTGCTATCACCCTTTGGACCCGTGAGAGCAGGCTTGACCACTTGGCAGCCAACAAACGATCAAGTGCTAGAGGAATTGCTCAGCTCCTTAGAGAGAGAAGTAGCGAACCTGCTATCCAAATCCTCCACGCTGTGCGATATGTTGAGCACCGTTACGGCGGAAGTTTCTGCCGTAGTCTCCAACATAGCAACAGACGAGGCTGGTATTAAATGAAACTAATACTAGATCCAGCATCTTCAATGAGATCCTTTTACTTTGATAAAACAGATGAGCGCGTAGTCTTTGGTGACATACGAGAAGATGAGACACACCTACTCACTAATGGTCAGACAATCAAGATTAAGCCAGATGAAGTTATGGATTTCAGGGCAATACCCTATCCAGACGAAACCTTTGAGATGGTGGTGTTTGACCCACCACATATGTTAAGGCTTTCCGAGAAGTCCTGGATGCGTAAGAAGTATGGAGTATTAGACAGCGAAAACTGGCGAGATGATTTGACCAAAGGTTTTGCTGAATGCTTTAGAGTATTAAAAACTAATGGCACTCTGGTATTTAAGTGGAATGAAGTGTCTATTCCGTTAAAAGAAGTGCTGGCTCTTACCCCCCCCAATACAAGCCAGTTCTTGGACATCCTTCGGGCAAGAGGATGGGTACTCATTGGGTATTATTTCTAAAGTAAATGTGCTAGGTTTCTAACCCTTTCCTAGCAAACAAAAAGCCCTCGCCGTAACTGGCGGGGGCTTCTTGCTAGCACTCAACAGGCGGGCGCCTGCCAAGAGTTAAATAATAAACTATCTATCTCATAATTACAAGTGCTGAAGGAAAGGGCGCTGAGTTCTTTTGATTGCCAAACTTTAAGCGACCACGTATGAATCTAACCTCGTGATGTATGCAGTAATCGTGCCACCAAGAGGTATCGGTGCGAGCTGGTACCAAACATACGACCGTACCCCCCCCATTAGCAACGGTGTTCGCTTTGCGAACCCAATCTTTGATAGTTCTGCCATAAGGTGGGTTAAGCCAGATAGAACCAGCACTATCTTTAGCCCAGTCTCTAGTAAAAGCATCACGCCTTGATTGGTCAGTATGATCAGGACCATACCAGTTGTCCGGTACTAAAGTGGAGGATGCAAGTGCAGCTGCATCTAAAGTAAAGTTAAACTCTCTATTATACTTATCAAAGAAATCCCTGGGTGTAGTCCAAGTATCGTCATTAGATGTCTTGAAGGTATCGGTCTTGTAAAAGCCCTCGGTCATAGCTTCTGAATCCAGTATTGTAAACCTACTTCAAGGGCAAAGAACTCCCCTTGGTGTCGCTCAATGAATAGGTTGATCCCCAGCTTAGGAGACTTGGAAGCAGGAAGGTGTGCGCCCCACTCGTAATCATCAAAGGCTAGGATACCGTTAGATTTAAGGCGATACCAAGATAGCTCACCGTCAATCAAAGCAGAGGAAGCAGTATGGTCTGCATCTACATAGATAAAGTCATAGGTTCTAGTGTTGGTTAATAGATACTCTACCGAAGTAGTCTTTTGCTTGAAGCTACGCTTGTTAACCTTCTTATCATAGGCACGTTCAACATCAGAGAAGTCCAGGTTATGATGTACTTCTTCATCAGATCCCTGCCACGTATCTACATCAAAGAGTAGAGAGTTCTTACCAGTAAGTGTGTTATCAAGTAGCCAAAGGCTAGCATCACCAGTGTATGCACCAAGCTGGAGGAAGTTAAGATTATCTTTACCTGCTAGTGGAGTAAGGAAGCGTTCGAAGTTAGGCTTAGCATATGCACTAAACCAATCTGGGAACTCAGTCATCTTTACCCCAGCCTGTACCCTTGAAAGAGATAGTGGGTGCAGACCACACTCTATCCATACTCTCGTGGCAATCAAAGCACATAGGAGTAGATGCCTCCTCGTGGATGCTACGCTCAACAGATAGGGTTGCGCTGCACTTGGTACACTTGTAGTCATAGATCATAGTTGAACTGCCTTTACAACTTTAACTGTGGTGCGAAATATAATTAAATCAGCTTCAGTTTCATCAGGTACACGCATAAAACCTTCTCCATTTTTTTTAAGATATTCATATATTGAAATGACTGGCTCTGAAATTGGTGAATACTTTTGTTGTTTAGCCTTGCGAATTATATTATCTTTGATAATGCTTTCAACAAGTTCTTTATCTGCTTTATTGTAAAACTCAACAGAAATTGTATCTTCTTGCCCAAGCATTTCAATTAGCAATTCATCGTGTGTCATTTGGATTCCTCTAAGTATTTCTCAAACTCTTTCATTCGTGGCTTGGTTGCTTCATAGTGACCAAGCGCTCTGTTGCATCTATTGCACAGCAATCCTCTAACTTTACCTGTGTTATGGTCGTGATCTACGCACAACATACGCTTCTCTTCACTATGATTTTTCCTTGCAGTCTCTTCTTCCCCACATATTTTACATACACCAGCCTGTGCTTCAAACAATACCTGATATTCTTCAAGGGTTATGTTAAAACGCCATAGCAACATACCATTTTTGCGTTTGTCTTTATTCTTTTCTCTATACGCTTTATGGTAAGCTCTGTGTTTTTCTGGGTCACGCTTACGATTTTTACGCATACGCTCCCTATTCTTTTTCTTTTGCTCATCAGTTGTCATAGTTGGACAGCTTCTTCTATTGGTAGATAACCTACCAACTTACTTACTTTATAAGAACGTGAAAACTCGGTAGTCGCTGGCATCCAGTGGCTGAGCCACTCTGGTTCTGGTACATCCATTAGGTCAAAAGAAAAGACACCCATAGGTGTCGAGTTAATATAGAAAGGGATGAGGTCTCGCTCTGCTGCTTGAGTGATGAGCTTGCGATACTTCATCTCTTCTATCAGCAACGTGGGATAGTGAGTGTGCCTACACTTAAGTTCAATGTAGTGCCCAGCTTGCATAGAGATACAGTCGAAGGCATCATAGATACCAATAGACTTCTCTAAGTCTGGGTACAGGTCGGCTTTAAGATAGTCAAAGAGTTCGGCTTCTTTCATTCCAACTCTTTCTTAATCGCTTGGATTGTTGGGCACGGATACAAAACATTAGGATTACATTCGTTACATAGTTCCTCTAAATCACAACACATTTTATGCAACTCCACAACATCGCAAAGAATAAGCCAAGCGTTACGGTCCATTCTTAGTCCTGCTAATTCAGCGTAACCTTTCAACAATGCCAGCAATTCATCGTGTGTCATCGGAAAGGTGACGCTCCCCCCAGATTATCAATGAGTTTACGCAGAGAGTTTGCACACCTGCGATCTGCAGTGGATATAGCACATTCTAGTAATTGTGCTATCTGTTGCAAGGTAAAGCTATCGTGGTGGCGCAGACGCAGTAGCGTCTGGTCTTCTACTTCTAACTTCAAGTAGGCTTGCTTCATATCAATGAGCATTGCTAGCAGGTTGCCACCTTCTGCTGGTGAGGACTTACCTTTAGGCTGTCCATCTTGTACCATCTGCTGTGCCTGCTCTAATACTGTGCCATCTAACACCGAAGCGATAACAAAGGGAAGCAACTGACCTACCGTTGCACTCTCGTAATAGGCTTCATCACTGATCTGATAGCCAGACTTGGAAGCCTTCTCCTTGCGTGCGTATCGCTCTGCTACACGTCTCATCTGCCACGCTATGCGCTGCTCGTTATGCTTACGCTTATCGGTATCAACCTCTGATAGTTCAAGAGCTAAATACATATTGCGAGTCAGTGCCCAAGCCAGTATCTCTTGCTTAATATCATCACGTTCAACGTGTGTTTTATATCTACGATAGATAGTACCGGCCACTGAGTGGGCCAGTTCATAAATAGTCTGGTCTAGTTCAGTCACAGTTACCCAACCTGTCTTGTGTTATCTGCGTCAGGTTAAGTAGCTTGATAGCAAGGAAATCTATATAGTTGCTGGCATCTGCCAGCTCTTCAATCAACTCTCGGATGGTATCGCTGGCACTAAAAGACTCAAACTTTTGGCCATTAGCAATGGCGTACTGGTCGTGGCCTACCTTCTTAACCCTGCTAGCACGAAGGGAGGCAAAGGATTCGATGAAAGATACTAGGTCATCAGTAGATACACCTGCTGCACGGTAGCCAGTGACTGCGGGGTGGTCTGCTAGCGGGTTGGTGTTGGTCTTATCACTACTGTCTCGCTTTGATAGTCCTGCTGCAAGATCTGAAAGCCCATATGCTGCAAAGTCTGTAACATTTTTATCCACTCGCTCTTGCTCATACATTAGACTCTCCAATTAGTAGCGCCTTAGTAGCATCAACGCCGTGCGCTAAGTAGTAATCATTGATATCCATACCTGCAGGTAGTGTAACAATAACTGAGTTCATCACCTCATTCGCCACGCGCTTAGCAAACTCTGCTCCTGGATTAGAACCATCTTCTTTAATATCGTTATCGCCTACTACAAAGACTGTCTCATAACCACTAAAGAGTTTAGGAAAGTGTGGCTTCCAAGCTGCAACACCTGGTACTCCAACAGCTGGGATACCTAGCACGCCACTAGTAATAACAGCATCTAGTTCACCTTCACATACCACCACTACTGGTGAGTCAATAGTTATATCGCATACGTTATACAGATGTGCCTTCTGCCCAGTAGGGCTACCATACTTAGGCTTGCCATCATCTAGTCTGCGGAACTTGAACCCCACGCAAGAACCACCAGCAGTAATGTAAGGAATAGAAATCCAACCTTCGTACATCTCGTGACCGTTAATGGGTTCCGTGATACTACCGATTTGAAAGAGCGCAGCCACTGCATCAGAGATCCCACGTTCTTCTAGCACGTTTAACGCTTCCGGACTTATTGCCTGAGCGTATCGCTGCGCCGCTTCCAGCAGCAATTTCGACTGCACGTTTGAGGCCATCATTAAACTCCAAGTTCTCTAGTATGCAGACAAGGTTCACTGCATTGCCACCCTTACCGCAGGTGTGGCAGAAATATAAATTGTCATAGGTATTGATGACAGCTGAACGACGCGAGTCGTTATGTAAACAACAACGCACTGAAACATTCTTACCCTCGCGTACTTCACCACCATAATTAGCAACGATTGCTCCTATGGGGATTGAGTTTGCATCAACGGAACTTTTGAATCCTTTTCCTTTACCCAACCTTGCCCAGTCTTGTGTTGGCAACTGCAGTCCCCCTTATACTCACACTTCTCGTGCCAGTGTGCTGCACGCTTGAGGTGATTGGCTTTGTTCTCTTGTCCTGCTTTAAGACAGTTCAAGCAAATCATCTTCATCCTTCATTGCTTCATCAAAGTCTGCAATATCTTCTGCTTCTTCTGCATCTGGTACAACTTCTTGTACCGGTTCTGATGGACCTGTTGATGTACTAATAATTCCCTCTGGTACTGGCATTACTTCTTCTCCTCTAACCATTTCCATCGTTCAAAGCGAACGATTTGTCTTATTGATCCTGCTGATATATTAAATTGTTGTGCAAGTTCTGGAACATTACTTGGTCGTGACCCATTAATACCTGGCTTGTAGTGCTCCCTAATATAAAGGACATCCTGTTCTTTCAACTTGCAATTACCGTGTCTTTCGCCACGCCAATCCTTATGTCTATTCTTAGCAACCATATCTTTTGAATTATCTTTATGAGTTCCAACAGATAAATGGTTTGGGTTTACACACACCTTCACATCGCACTTGTGCATAACTACCATCCCTTGTGGTATTTCACCAAAAGAAATCTGATAGGAATACCTATGCGACCCAGTGTTTCTATAGTTCCCGTAACCTGATTTAGATATACCACCAGTCCAAAGCCAGCACTCATTCTGCTTATCAACTTTAGACCAGAAAATATCTACCTTTTCAGCTTCGGTTTTTTTCTTCCTTAGCCTTGTCATTGTTTACCCTTCAACCATTGTTCAAGTGATTCAATGACCCAGGCTTGATCTATTGAAGCGTTGCGACGCTTAACGACTACATAATGCAGCGGGACTTCCCCAAGACCGCGAGCATTAGAGTAGTTAAGCGCCTCAACTTGTGCTTCTCTCCAGAACTCGGGCAAGGAAAGGGTTGCCCTGTTCTTGAGTTCAAGGATATATGTTTCTCCCGCAATCACTGCGACCATATCTCCTTCATCCTTGCTGCCAGCTTTAGTCAAGCGTTCAGCAAGAACTCCCATTGACCGAAGCCACTTCATCACATCGGTTTCAAACTTCGAACCCTTTGCTTTATTGTATTGGCTCATCGGTATCTAACTTAACTTTGTTTACCACAAAGACTGACTCTCCATCTTCGATGCCTACGTGGACAATGTTGGCTTGAATAAGAAGAGAAGCAAAAGCTGCAAAGTCTGTCTCAAGTTTCTTGATACGGTTCTTTACATAAGTCATCTCTGTATTAGACATTGATTGCTCCTTGATACCCACTCATTGCATCTCTCCTTATCATCCAGCCAAATTCATTTGAGTCACTGATCTGACACGCTGCATAGTTTACCAGTAGCGTTGCATATTTACTGGCATCTGCAGTGTGTGGACCAAAGCGGTTCTTAACTGCAGCTATACGTAATGTAGCCTGTCCTGGGTCATAGCCTAATGTAAGTATCAGTGCAGGTAACTGACTGACCTTACCGTGAATAGCTCTGCGATGAGGTGGCATAGTAGGTGAACCATATTCAGACTGCTCTGATACGTGGTGCAGTACTAGTACACAAGCCTCAGTCTTTCTAGCCATATCGTGTAGCTCCATCATAATTGCTCTTAGTCCTGCCCATTCGTTGTCTGTCTCAGCAGTTACGTTCATTAAGTTATCAATGACGATCAACTCAGGTGCGTGTCCATAGAGTTCAACATAGGCTCTAATCTCTAACTCCAAGTCATCAATACTAGGAGATGAATCAAAGACCCATTTGATGTGACCAAACTTTTGAAAGTGATGGTCGTAATAGTGTGTGTTAATTGCAAGGTTGGCCTCAACAGTCATCTGTGAGTGACCGGATGTGTGAGCTGCTGCTCGCATCATCACGGTAGTTGTGTCAGTGTCGGCTGAAAAGAATAGTGTTGGAACTTCTGCTTTGATTGCATAGATAAGTGCGAACATAGATTTACCAGCGTTAGGTGCAGCAGCAACCATACATACCTGGCCACGTCTGAACTTAATCTCGTGTGCTTTTAAGCTGTCCCATACGTCGGGTAATGGTGTTGCTTTGGTAAGCACACCACCCCACGCACGAGATAAATCAAGCACTCTTCCAGTCCTTTACTTTTATGTTTCTCTTATTGCGTACTAAGGTACGTTCGTATTCAGTGAGTGCACCCCAGATACCGTAGCGTTCATTCTTAATGCCCCACTCTGCACACTCAGTTCTATGTATGCAGCTACGACATATAGATTTTGCATAACTTGGATCTAGTAATTTCTTACCATCAGAACTTTCTTTTTCTGGAAACCAAAAGTCTCCACCGACTTCTGAACATAGCGGGTTCTCGTAGTCACGAGGTTCCCGCATTTGTTATCGAACCCAGATAGGCTCGCACTTATCGGTAGCACCTCTAGGTGCTGGACACATATAACCACGCCAAGCCTTACCTGCTGCGTTAACGCCTTCTTTGTAAGGCATAGTTCCGTGCTTGCAAGCCTTGTTTCCTGGTGCCTCTACTGGTGCAGGTGCTGCAACTGGTGTTGCATTAAATGCTTGTGCTACTGCTTCAACCGTTGGTGTTGGTGCTTGTGCACCACCTGCTAGTTCACTACCAGTTGCTCGAATGTTTAATGCGTTCATTGCAATATCTGCAAGACCTGTTTCTAATTCCGTCACTGATGTTGCATAAAGATTGATTAGTGTTCCATCATTTAACTTGTAATTAACTTGGAACTTTGTACCTTCTACTGCCATTTACTTGCCTCCAGTTTGTTTAACCGATAACCGCTGCGATTCAGCTGCTATCTTCTTGGGAACGAACCCAAGTAGTTTCTCTACCTCGCTACTGTCAACGCTCTCTCGACCTTTAACAGTTGTCCAACTCACTGAGATACCACTATGAGTAGTACCCAGTAATCCTTCAAAGCTAGATCGTAATGAATCTTGTTGTTCTTCTAGCTCTTTAATCTGCACTGCTAACTGTAAGTACAACAGTGCATTCTTGTCAACATCTGGGTCATCAATGATTACATCACTGACTGACGTAAGTTCTTTTTTTATACCAACGCATCCCATCTGCCCACTTGCGTCATAGAACTTGCAGTAGAACTGACAGTAGTTTGAATCTTTCTCAGGTGCTGGTGCTTCCTTAGCTTCTTTAACAGCCGCTAGCCAACCGAGTGCTTCTAGTGCGATTGATTCGTCATAGTTCTCAGTGTGAACTTTAACGTCTCTCTCATCGCCGTCCCTTGCGATAGCCACTAGTGAGACTCGGTTGACCGCATAGCCGTTTTTCGCCAGGAGGTAGCCGTAAAGTTGTACTTGCCAACGCTGTTGCGTTGATGGGAAGTACCCTAGGTTTTTAATCTTAGAAGTCTTCCAGTCAATGACATCACCTGTACCTGGTACAATGCGTCAATGTGTGCCTTCATCCCATTGTATTCAACTGCTGTTTCAATCAATACATCTGGGTTGTCAGCTAATGCTCTTTCAATTTCTGCGTGTATAGCAGTACCCATAATGGCTGCTAATTTTAATTCATTATCGTTAGTCTCTGGTTGGTTGTTAAGTCGGTACCAAACCTTACGTCGGCAACCGCCTACCTCTGATGGACCTATCTGTACTTGTGTGGAACGTGAACGCTTAGCGTCCCCTGCACGTAGTGCATCTAGTAATAATGCTTTTGGGTCAGTCATTTGGATACTTCCAATCTACCCATATATCAAATGATCTACCAATAACTATTCCTACTAGTATTCCTAACAACAAACTAATCATTGTTATATCCTTTCCTGGACTACCAACTGTAAAGGCTTACCAGTATTGGTGTCAAGGACCGAGGCTACATCAACTGCTTTACGAGCGTGTCGTTTAGCATAATCTAATTCCATATCAGGTTTGCGGATTGAATACAGATAGCCAAGAGCAAACTGACCACCACTACCGATGCCATAAATGTCGTGAGAGCTTTGGAAAAAAGAGAGGTCACAAGCGACCCTAAAGATATTACCATTAAAAGCAATGAGATAATCGAAACCACCATCTTTGTCTGCCTTACTGTAGTCGTAGTTGTTGTCATTGAATCCTGCGATGATACTAGGTATCACCTTCTTACCCATAAACTGAACTGCATCTTCGCCGCGATAAAGCGGCGGCTTCCAGTTATAGGAAAGAATATCTCCTGGCCGTGTATCACCAGAGATGGCAAGTAAAAACTTACCAACCTCGACGATCTTGGGAGTACTAGTCGCTAGCGTCACAAGATTATCTTCAGTAATCTGTGAGTCAGCTACCAGTACTGCGTAATCAATACCTTGGATACCAGCGATAGTTGTCATAGGTACATCGTAGCAGTCAACGGCGTGTCGTTACCGGTCGACACCTACTGGTGGCTACAATATGAGCCGTGAGGCGAATTAAACAGGGAGAGCGCCCCCTCACGGGGCGCGATTATAATACCTATACTGTGCGGTTCCGTCTACCAACCCTGCCATCGTTTAGATGGCGTAGGAATGCCCTTCCTGAGCCTTTCGGTGCCGATCTAAGGGCTTTAGGCCCCATCCACGTCTGTCCGTGTGGGTCGCAGGTCTTTAATGTCTTAGCCAGCTTTGAAGATTTTGAACTGGTCTGGTACTTCCTTGATGCTACCTGTGCTACCTGTGGGAATCTAGTGTGAGTTCCCTGTCCAGTAGACAGAGAATAGAAATGCGAAAAAGGCCCCCACTCCCGTAGGAGTGAGGGCCGATAGCCTCGCAGTCAAACTTTACTTCTTCAAGAAAGTCATTTCATCTTTAGGGTTTGCCCACTTGATGATTACTGGGACTAGTGAAATCCATACTGCGTTAACAGTCTGCTTCCAATCGTGTGCATTAAAATCAAGAGGTGACTTACCAATGATTCCAATAGCCATTACTGCGCTGTAGACAAGGTACTTGCCCCAGGTTTCAAATATCTTTACATTGATTTTCATTGCTTCTCCTAGTCTTTGAACTTCGGGGTACCGAAGCCAACTATGAACACTGGTAACTTCTTCTTGTTATCAGTTTTATACGCACGAACTTTCTGTACTACTTCTCCACCATTGCGCTCTGATGCAGACTTCTTTTTATCTCCAGATGTATTACCTTCAATAGTGGTAATTGTTCCATCTAGGTTATCTCTGACCACAATACCTATGTGATCTATCGGGGTTCCACCTTCAGCAAAATCAAAGAAGGCTAGGTCCCCTGGCTTAGGCTTAGCAGTCTCGTGGTTAGACCAAGCACCAGTACCTTGAAATTTTGTAGCACCAGCAGCTGTAGATACCACGTTAGGAATCTTTAAGCCAACTTCGTTGGCGCACCACATAACAAAGGAGCCACACCAAGGTAGAAAGTTAGCCTTGGTAAAAGCTCCATACTTTGTTTCATTATCTTTTGGTCCTTCAACTGTGCCAATTTCAGCACGTGCTGCCATTAGAAATTGATTGCGTTGGCCCATTAGTCTGCCTCCAACTTAGTTTTAATAATTGCTTGGTTGATACGTAGTTCAATTGAATCTTTCTCAATGCGATCTATCGCATCCTTCATAGATTCCCCGCCATTGTTATACAACTGGTATTTAATCTTTTGTAAGTCATCGCATATCGGTTCTAAAGCAGCAGTAATAAGACCAGCAATACTGTGTTGAAGTACCTTGCCAACTCCATAAAGAATACCTGTGCCTACGAAGAAGTAAGCGTAAACAATTCCTGAAATATCTACTGCTCCCACTATGACGTCCGAATCGTTACTAGTAGTAAACCGCCGTAGCCTGAGTAGCGTTTGTCGGTAGGGGTACGGTTGATAAAGTCCATCTCTTCGATGAGGCCAAGGTAGGACTCACCGGTACGGAAGTCTTCAACCTTGATTAAGTCTCCAAGGTTTTCAATTGTTTGCATATTAAGCAAGCGGTCATAGGCAGAGCCTTCATAACCTGAAGGGTTATTAAACTTATCCATTTCGTTATCGTAGAGTTCTACTGGGTACTGGATAAGTCTTTGACGTGGAATAGAAGGCAAGATTCGTAACTGATATCCAGTAAAGAGTGGCCCAAGAGTTGAATCTGTACTTGAACGAGACATCACAAACTTAAACCCAAGATACTGCTGAGGTGTAGCAGGATATGGAATACCAATCTGGGTAACTACTGCACCTTGTTGAAAAGTACCAATCTGATACTCAGCACCAGTTGCATCTATTGAATAGATATTAAGGGCACCATTGGTAGCTTCATAGCGAGGCTGTAAGAACTTAAAGATTTTATTCTCTAATGTGTTATAGCGAACATAACCAGTACGCATAGTACCTGTTGGTGTTAAGCGTGATGCAGTTTCAATATAATTCTTGCCATTAGTTGTACCGTTATTAGCAGTACAAAATGCTAAGCGGTCAGTGTTACCTACAAACGTACAAGATGTGGTAATAAAGCCAGTTGTATCTGGGTCAAATAGATCCCAAGCATAGGCAAAGACTAAGTTGGTTCCCACCTGTTGACCTAGGTTTACACGTGTTATGCCAGGGTTTCCATCTACATTTGTTGTAACCCATAGATACTGGTCATAACCTGCCACGTCATAGACTGGGTTAGTTGTCTCAAAGATGAGTGGGCCATAGGCAATGGAGCCATCAGTAACTGATGTCTCTGCAATACGAAGACCAAGGCTTGTGCCAATAGCCAAATATCCAAGATAGTAATAGATGCGAAAAACAACTTCTCCTACTGGTAGTTCAGCTGCGGTAATAGCAGATGTCAGCGTAGGCATAGCACCTGTAGTAGTTAACGTAAACTTCTGAATGGTTGATTGGATACCGTTGTATCCTGCAAGGTAGATAGCAGCACCGCTAGATGTGATGCTTGTATAAACAAAGTTTGGGTTAGGATGTGTGTATACAGCCGTAGGCAGTGCACTTGCACTTGTAGGAAACTCATATACAGAATCATTGACTACCATTACTAAACGCTCTTTAGTAAACTCAATAACAGCGTTAGTTGCTACAATGGTTGGATGTGTAAACATAGAAGTATCAGCGGTAGTTGAGTCACCAGTCAATGCTTTTTTGTATACCTGTAATTTACCTGTAGCTGTATTGTTGGTTACCCAGTAAGCATAAGTTCCATCATCACAGATGGAATATACTGGATAATCCACGCCTGCTGTGTAGTCCACAAAGTGGGTTAACTTGCCGCCTACATCAATCTTATCTACATCGTACTGGTCCCATAGAAGAACTGAATCTTGGGTAACATTTCCAGCAGATGCAACCGAAGTGACGTTAGCATTAGTTCTTGCATAAGAAATAGTTGTAGAAGCTACAGCAGTAAGAACGTAAGTACCGTTAAAGATAGAGTCAATGTTATCCACATTGATAGTAGATCCAACAGTTAATTTGTGACTACCGATAGTTAGTGTTGCTACGTTAGATGTTAATGCTTTGTTAGTAACAGTCCAGTTTGGTCTAATAGAACGCATAATCTGGAATGGTCGCTTGTTAGGTTGTAGGTTACCTGTTGTGTAATGGTAGTTATCTACATCTTTGAGCAGAGTTGCCTGTCCCTTTTCCCAAACATTAAGACCCTTGCTCCAGGTGTACTGGAAGCGAAGCGACTCATCTTGTGCTGGTTCATAGAACTTAGCGCCTTGACCTAAATGAAAGGTTGACTGAGAGCGAAGCCACCAACCGGTGATTGTCTGCTCGCCAGGCTCACGGCTCATATCAATTTGTTGCTTGCGATATTGAGCAGTTACTCTGCGATAGGCGTTCTCATCGCTAGTCGTTAGGAAGAAAGGTAGACCACCAAAAGCTACATCGTAAGATATACCAGTTGCTGCGTAAGCCTGAGAACCTGCAGGGTTAGATAACGCATAGGGTATTGCATCCGTAATGTCGTCGCCGTAGGCCACTATGTCTCCTTAGATTGTTTCCAATAAAAAACCCCGCCGAAGCGGGGCTTAGTTTATTTATATTCTTTAGTCTGCTTGAACTGGTGGTAATTCCCATAGGCAAGTATCTTCATTCAATACCCATCCATCATCAATAGGGTTATTATCTTCATCATATTCAATTGGCCTTGGTGGTATAAAAGCGTCACGCGTTGAGTCATAAGTACCACCGATAACTGCATAATTTTTTCTAAACCCAACACCTTCAACTAATTGATTTGTTTCTGGGTGATATCGTTTTCCACCTCTTGAATTGTAGGAAGTTTTAACCCAGGTACCACCAAAGTTATCAATTAGCCATTGGTAACCTTCATCAGGTTCATTGTTGTTACCAACAGTTACTCTTACAACAATATTATTTTTGTCTATTTCTGCCCAATGTGCCATATTTATTCCATTCTATTTCAAATAACGAACAATTACTATACCTGAACCACCTTGGCCGCCGTTATAGACGCCGCTTCCTGCCGCCGTGTAATTGACGCCACCAGTTCCAGAGCCTGTATTAACTGAGGCATTTGCTGAATTCGTGTTTCTAGTTGCGGCAGTCGCACCGCTTCCGCCACCTGCGCCAAGTGTTCCATCACCTGCGCCACCGCCACCGCCAGCCATTGCAACACCAAAATAAGTTACTCCTGCGCCACCTGCGCCACCGTTGCCAGTTCCTGAAGCGTTTGATCCTGCGCCACCTGCGCCACCGCCACCGCCAGCTTCGAAAGCTGACCCAGTTGCAGAACCACCATTATTTCCTTGACCAGCAGTTGCCGTTCCCGGTGGATAAAATGCCCAAGTGCTTGTGTTTGTATTGTATCTAGTTTCACCACCACCAGCCGACCCACCTGTCGCACCTAACGCCCCACCGATTGCCGTGTAAAGACTTCCGAAGGTTGAATTGTTTCCGGGTTGCGATGCTCCACCACCTGCACCGATAACGATGGCTTGGTCGGTTGTTAGATTAACCGAGGCTGTATAAATTAAACCACCTGCTCCTGCGCCTAACGATGCGGCGCGTTTGACAGTTAGTGAAGTGTAGTTCGGTTGGCCACCTGACCCACCTGCGGCGAGAGTAACGACTGAACAAGTTAATGTTCCACCAGTGACACCCAACGTGCCATTCGCAGTAAATGTTCTGTAATAATAAGTGGCATCAGATGTAAGCGTGCCACCTGTGACTGTAGGCCCAGGAGCAACAGGACTAATACTATTAGATGCAGCAGATGTCGCAGTTTCTCCAGTAGTAGATGTTGCTTTAACTGTAAATGTGTAAGCAGTTCCGTTAGTTAAACCAGAGACTGTAATAGGAGATGCACCTGTACCAGTAAAGGATCCAGGAGTAGAAGTAGCTGTGTAAGTAGCAGTACCTTTACCTGTATAAGTAGATGCTGTATAGGCAACAGTTGCTGAAGCATTACCAGCAGTTGCTGTACCGATAGTTGGTGCGGTAGGTGTACCACCGTCACGTGATGCAAGGATTCCTAGTATTGGCATTATGCGCTCAAATCTCCTACAAGGGTAAATGTGTTTGTTCCGGTACAAATTAAAGTTGCACTACTGTACTGAGTACGTAGCTTTAGCCCAGGCGTAGAAGTAATTGTAGTAGTTCCATCTGAGGCTATAGTTGTTTGACCTGCACCAATTGATTGCAAGTTTATTTGTTGGCCTGAAGTAAAGACACCATTGGGTACCGTTACAGTTACTGCGCTGGCATTAGACAGCGTTACCAGTTTGTTGACATCACTTGAAAGTAAAGTGTAAGTAGTACCAGTCTGAGCATTAAATGTTAATGCAGGAACAGCTAAAGTAATACTGCCCCAAGAAGCTGTAGTTCCATCTGTAGTTAAGTACTTGCCAGATTGTCCTGTTTGAGTAGGCACTCCGGTAACCGATGCTGCCCATTTAAGGCCTTTAGTCTGAGTGCTATCGCTAGTAAGAACGTAGCCATTGGTACCAGCTTGAAGGTTAGTAACCACACCTGATGCTGTTGCTACATACATATCACCTTTAGCCGTTAATGCTGCTGGTTGGATAGCGGTATTAAAGTAGTTAAGATCATCACTTGTTAGTACGTGGCGTACTGCTGCACCTGATGCGTGAGTAATTGCAGTAGAACCTGCACGACCACGAACAATTGTAAAAGTATCAGCAGATACTGCAGTAATAAAGATAATCTCTTCATTAGTAGTGTCAGGGTCAATCGTTACTGTAAACTGGTCTACGTTGCCAGAGGCAAGAGTAACGCCACCGAGAAGAGTTGAACCAGTACCAGTAGCCACCACCATAGTAGTTTGCGAGCTGGTAATACCAGCGGATAAAATTGTTTCGACTGAGATCGAAGAATATAAACGTGTCATTTATGCTGCCTTACTTGGTGTAGTGGGATAAGTATTCAATCGCTTTTGCGATAAGTTCTGGGTTATCATTAAATTGTCCTAATCCTGCATTGCATTTGCGACATAGCACGCCACGCTTTGTCCCTGTTATGTGGTCGTGATCTGCACAAAAATCTAACTTGCCTGGGTCATCTGTACCACAGATAGCGCAAACCCCATTTTGTTCTTCTAACTTTGACTTAAAATCTTCTTGAGTAAACCCAGTAAATTTAAGTCGGTTCCATTCTCTTGTCTTACGACGTGCTTCTTTTAATGCTTCTGGACTTGGTTTCCATAATTTAGTACAAGGTCTGCATTGGTTATGGTATCCAGTCTTAGAAGATTTATTTTTATTAAAATCTTCAAGCGGTTTTGTTTCTTGGCAAGTGCTGCATTTTTTTATCATTTGGTATAATGCACCCTTATGGGGAAACGATCTTGCAACTTGACTGACTCTTCTGCCAAACGTTGCTGGAAAAGAGCAAAGACATACTTGGAAGCAGATGCACCAGCAGTTGATGGCAGTTTAGTATCTGCTAAATCTGCTTCAGCACTGGATAAATTAATGCGGCCGGTATCAATGTAACTGAGGAGTCTGTACGCAGCACCAAGAGTAATGACATCTCTTGACGATTCCGGTAAGCCTGTAACAGTAGCAAAGTCGTCAGCACTGTTAGTGAGGTTATTTGGGATAACGGAATAGTAGACTTGGACCGTACGACCAGGAATAACTTTGTCATATATGTTTAACGTTTTCGTTGTGTTAAAGGCTGCCACGTTTGCCATACGGTCAATGCGCCAGCGGTTGGTTGGTAGCCATTCTTTAGAAGGTCCAGGTGTCTGCCAAGAAACATAGAGAACATCTCGTGCATCATCCGGTAATGGATAGGCAATCTGTGCTGCATTGTATGGGAATGTAGTTAGAGCCACACCAAATAATTTTGGATATAGAGAGTTGATAGTGTCGTTCAAAGCCTGTTGAATCATTGTTACTGGGAATGTCGGAGTCAAAATAACTTGAGCATTAAGTGCGTGTGGACTAGGTGTAGTGCCCATATAGCCACGACCGAAACCTGGTATAACTTGTAATGTTAAGTTAGTTCTATCAAAAGAATTAACCCAGATAAGTTCATTATCAATTTGGATAATACCTTTGGCAAGGTTATCTGCTGAACCAATCTTAATAGACAAGTCAGTAGCGGAGATGCCACCTGGATTGGTGAGGTTAGTGATGCGATCTTGACGAAGTGTGTAACCTTGAAGGTTACTTTGTACTTCGCTTACCAGCTGGCCGAAGTTTGGCATCTAGTTTCTCCTTGTAGAACTTGACATTGGTTTGTAATCTTTCATCGTTAGGCGATATCGCTAACGCTTTGAGGCCGTGCTTGAGTGCTTCTTTATAATTGCTCAGTTGCCACGCACTAACTGCAACTAAATCATCTGCCATATGGCTCCAAGCCCAGCCTTCAGCTAAGAACTCCATTGGCTTTACATTAAAGGCCAAGGCTTTCTTTGCTACTAGATTGCACTCTGCCCACTGTTTTTCTAAATAATAAAAGTTAGCTAACGCTAATATGGACTCTTTACAAGCAAACTCTTCTGTACCTTTGATAAACCATTCTTCAGCGTTGGCTGCATCTACCTTGCCTAGTATGCGACAAGCTGCCGCACGCTCTTGTGGAAAGATGGATAGTTCTAAATACTTAGTTAGCGACTCTGTCGCTTCTTTATTCTGTTGGTAGTAAGACTGTTCTCGACCTAAGTAGTAAAGGTTTCTAGCATCTGGCTTTTCTCTTACTGCCATCTCTAGTAAGGGTAAATACTGGCCACGAGATGTTTCTTTATTCTGATGGTGGTGTATCTCAAAGCCTTCTATAAACTCTTGTACTTCTGGCTCTTCTTGGTACCAGTGTGGTACCTCGTGAATGGGATAGTGCCATCTAATACCAGTTCTGCGGTGTACTTTGAACCCATTAAACTCTGTTACAGGATTACCTTCTGCATCAAATGCTTCAATGCGCCTGTAGATAGGTCTGTCAATTCCTTTAGCAAAGGCATTCTCTAGCGGCTCACGCCAACCTGGGGCTAATACCTCATCTGCATCTAATGAAATGCAATAGTCTGCATCAGATGGTATTAGCGCAAGCGATGCGTTTCTTGCGTCATCAAACCTAAAGGGACTGATAGTAATTGGCACAACCGTAATGCCAAGACTTCGTGCAACCTTAATGGTTTCATCTGTTGATCCTGTATCTGCAAGGATGTGGTAGTCAGCATCTCTACTGGACTCATACCACTTTTCAATGTACTTCTCCTCATTCTTGCAGATTGTGTATACAGCTATCTTCATTTGTACCAACTTAAGTAATCAACATCTTCTAACATAAGGTCTGAGTAACTTGGGTACTGCTTAGCCAATGATGGCTTAGCAGCGTAAGATTTATATTGGCGATGTAACAATCTATAGGCTACGTCTATATGCTCTGGATATTCTCTAGCCTGTGCTAGTGCAATATCCTTAAACTCTGGGTTAATACAGTAAGCGTGTAATGAAGATGTATCCATTGCTCTGACCATCATATGGTTACAAGGCTCACTGTTTAATAGGACAGCTCCTAGATAAAAGATATGCCAATCTTTAGGTAAGAGTTTTATAAACTCAGCAAACCTCTTATTAAAATCTTCCATAAACAAGACATCATCTTCCAGGATGAGCGTCTTACCTATAGACTGTTCTAGTACTTGAGTATGGCTTTGTCTACACGCTTGTATTGGTTCTATCCCTAGAGCCTGTGCGTCTACTGCACTGAAGCGTTCGTAGGTTATACCCAACTCTTTAAGTTGGGCATCAACCTTTTCCATACGATCTGTTCGACGGTCTAGGTTTATCACCACGACCTTGTCAAAGTATTCGTTAACTTTCATAAGTTAATCTTACGCTGAAACATCTCCAACTAGGGTCCAAGTATCAGTTGCCCGCTTAATGAGTGTCGCAGATGACCACTGTGCACGTAGTTTTAAGCCAGGCGTAGCGTTGATAGTTACGCCACCTGTGGCAGTAACAACGCACTGGATGGCAGATGTTTGAAGAATGTTAATTTGACTTCCTGTTGGAAAAGCAACGGATGAGTTCAAAGGCACAGTAAGTGCATTAGTTGTAGCACCACCCATCTCGACTAACTTACCTTTATCAGTAAGGACTAAAGTATAAGAAGCAGTTTGGGCATTAGTAGCTAGGTCTGAAAGAATGACGTTACCTGTACCAATTTCATCTGATATAACACCAGCAAATTGTGCAGATGTAGTAGCAGCGAATTGAGACAAGTTACCAGTAGTAACAGCTATGTTTGTGATAGCGCCAGTTCCACCGTTGACTGATGAAACTCCAGTAACAGCCCCAGTTGATCCATTAAAACTATTTACTCCAAGAACAACACCAGTTGCTCCGTTAAATGATGCTACATAAAGAAGGGGTGTAGGACCAGTTGGTCCGGTAGCGCCTGTTGCTCCTGTGGCACCGGTTGGACCTTGACTACCAGTTGCGCCGGTGGCGCCTGTAGGACCAGTTACTGTTGCCCCAGTTGCGCCGGTGGCGCCTGTGGCGCCAGTTGCTCCTGTCGGTCCAATATCCCCAGTAGCACCAGTTGGTCCAGTTGGGCCGGTTACTGTTGCTCCTGTCGCCCCTGTAGGTCCTGTTGGTCCTTGTGAGCCTGTCGCTCCTGTAGCACCAGTAGCTCCTGCGCTACCTGTCGCTCCAGTCGGTCCAGTTGCCCCAGTAAGGCCAGTAGAACCGGTGGCACCAGTAGGGCCAGTAGCACCACTAGCACCGGTAGCACCTGTCGAACCTGTTGCACCCGTTGCTCCTGTCGCTCCTTGAGGCCCTGTAGGGCCTGTGGCGCCCGATGCACCAGTTGGTCCTGTAGGTCCAGGTACAGTGCTATCAGCACCTGTAGCGCCCGTAGGACCCGTAGGACCTACACTTCCTGTGGCTCCTGTGCTACCAGTAGGTCCAGTTGGACCTTGACTTCCTGTAGGACCTGTAGGTCCTTGGCTGCCTGTTGCTCCCGTAGCTCCCGTAAGACCTGTGGGTCCAGTGGCTCCTGTGGAGCCTGTAGGTCCTTGTGCTCCCGTAGGTCCTGTAGGTCCGGTACTTCCAGTTGATCCAGTTGGGCCAGTAATTCCTTGAGACCCAGTCGCCCCTGTTGCTCCCGTAGGGCCTGTGCTTCCAGTATTACCTGTAGGTCCAGTCGCTCCTTGTGCACCTGTTGCTCCTGTCGAACCAGTGGCGCCTGTTGCGCCAGTACTTCCTGTTGAACCAGTAGCACCTGTTGGGCCTATTGGCCCAGTGGGTCCAGTAACTGATGAACCTGTAGGGCCGGTAGGTCCTGTAGCACCTGTATTACCAGGTATTCCTTGTGGTCCTTGGTCTGCTGAAAAGATTACAGATGTCTGCGGTTGAGCAGATTCAATGATTACAATTGTCTCGCTCATAGCGTTACCCCTGCAGTTACTAGAAACTTACCTTCTAAAAGTCTTGTTGTTACAGCACCTGAATAGAATACAAAATCATAAACATAATTCTCTGCAGATATATCGGTAGCAGTTGCGCTAAAGGTTACTGTTACTACTGATGTAGATGTGTTAATGGAAATTAATCCATTAGCAGTTGTTGCCAAAAGAGTTGTTGTACTAGAACCAGTAAATGGTCGCACTGTCATAGTGGCTGTGTAATTGGTTAAATCCCAATTGACGCCATCTGTCTGTGGCTTAAAAGCAAATGTAAATGTTGTAGCCTGTGGGCATACAAGGTTGTATGTGGCTGTCAAGAAGCCACCTCGCGTAGCGCTGCTGCTGGCTCAAGGCCAGTAGTACCAGCAATGTAGTTACAAACTCCAGCAATGTCTAGCCAATTAGGCCGCCCTGTAATACTAGCGATGACGTTAAGAACGCCTACTAGATCTGTTACCTTACCTAGAGTTTTACCCTTAGCAAGTGCCCACTTCTTGGCAGCTGCTGCTTGGTCAAGATAGGCAGAGATAGCAGGGTAGGTGCCCCCGTTTGCAAGACGATTTAATTCGTCGTTAAGTGTTGAACCTGCTGTACCGTAGGACACCTACTACCTCACTTCTTCTTAGTTGACTTCATACCCTTAATCTTTTTTAGATTAGGATTAGCTTTGACTGCTGCTGGGGAGGCTTTCCTCGCACCCGCAGCAAGAATTGCACCCGCACGTTCCGTTGAGACACCTTGCTTTGCAGCAATCTTTGCCTGCACTGCTTTGAATCCTGGATGTGCTTTCTTCATTAGGCTTCGCTTTTTTCAGCTGCCTCTGACTGGTATCCCACTTCATTTGCCGGAGCACCCGTCTCAATATCATCGTATGTTGCATAGCCGCAACCACATACCGCGCACATTACTTGCTCACGCTTTTCTTACCGCCAGAAAATGTTGCCATACTTCCTTTAGTAGTTTGTGACTGTCCACCTGCAGGCATTGAAGGAGTGATGCCACCCTTGCTTACTCTGTCGAATGGAACGAAGTCAGTTGACTGTGACTTATCGCCTTTATCTGCCATCTTTTTTCTCCTTGTTATATATTGTTGCCATTGAAGGCAACGCCTGTGTCATTGCTCAATCTCACTGCAGCATTGATATCTTTTTGCTTAGTAGAGACTGGTTCGATTCCCTGACGTATTGCGCTGTAATAGGAACCTAATTCTTTGTCGTGCTGTTTAGCTGTAGGCACGCCATCGTGCCTTGCTTCACCTACTGATAGTTGAAGTTCTCCCACCTTGCACCCAAAGCAACCTTCTACTAGTTCTGGGTGTGTTGTTCGTCTGTGCAAACTCATACAATTAACTCCACATAATCTGCATAACCTGCTGCAATAAGAACTGCTGCTTGCTCATCTGTTATTACTTGGTTATGTCCACCAAGGACATACCAGTCTGCATTAAACAAATCATCTTGATATGGGTACAGCGTTGTTTCAACTGTAGAACCATTAACAATAAAAGTAACACCGCGTGCAATGTCAGTCATATAAGGATTGATAGGACCATCGTAGGTACCACCAGTAATAGGACGTCCTGCTAGACGAGAGTACTTATCTGGCCAAGGTAGGCCTGCGCCCCAGGTCTGGTACTCCCAAGGTGTAGTTGCTGTATATGCCATTAGTCCTCCTTAGTGAACTTACTCAGTGGCAGGAGTTGCCCCCTGCCACCGCGTCAATCAACTAAAGTTGATTATCCGTTTGATGCAGATGTTGCGATCTGGTACAAAGCAGATGTACGAAGTAGGTTGAAGCCACCGAAGTAGTACCAACCGATTGTGTGGTAGCGACGCAAAGCATCAATTTGTGGACCGACAACTGTTGAGATGTCTTGTCCTTGAGCTTCAGCAAGTGCTTCACGGCCTGCTACAACTGCCTTATAGACGTTGACTGCAGGTGATTGTGTATTTGCTGTGTAAGGCACACGAGGTGTCTCAACAACGAATGCACCTTCGATTACGCCTACTGCACCAGCCACGAATGGTGTGCGGTCTACGTACTGTGTGAGTGACTGGAATCCACCAGTACCAGTTTCAGCACGAAGATCGGCTGTCTGGCGTGGGTGTAGGTATGCAGCATATAGTTCGCCAATACGAGGCAAAGCCTTGTTTGTGCGAAGTTCTGTTACAGCCTGACGGATATCAGTTACTGAGATTGTTGCTGCTGATGTGATTGTGTTGTATGAAGTTGCTGTTGCTCCACCGTAGATAATGTTAGTACCTGAAGTAAGAACTGAAGCAACTACAGCATCAATAGAGTCTGCAGCGTTATATGCGATGATGTCAGCAAGTGCTGAATCGACATCGTTGAAAGAAGTCATATTGAGCTTCTTAGTTGTTGTTACGGCTGAGCCGTATTCTTGTAGTGTTACTGTAATCTGGTTTGGATTACCTAGAGCAATGGATGATACATCTGATGCTTCTGTCAAAGTCGTAGTCGCCTGGGCGAGGTCAGAATAGATAGAGAATACAACTGATGAACCTGGCATTGCTTGCTGTACTGGCTTAACATCTGCAAGAGCACGCATTACTGGAATGCTACGTAGTGCCATACGAACATACTGATCGTATGCTGTTTGTACTAAGTTACTTATTGCGGAGGTGCCGGTCAGCGTACCTGTTGGAACTGCCATTAGGTTATGCCTTTCGGTTAGTTGGTTTAGAGTCCAGACATCCGGATAACGTCGTCAAGCTCTTCTTTCGAATTAGCAGACATAAGTTTACGAAGAATGTCATCTGAAGCGTCAGGGGTCATACCCTGTTCAGTTGTATTATTCATTCGCCTATAATCTGCAGCTTGCTTTGGGTCAACCGTGTTCTGGTTGGATTCAGTGACACTGATACCGAAGACATCTCCGTTATCATCTAGCCACTTAGACAAAGACTCCTCAGTTGGGTCAATGTCCGATGGGATAAAAGAAGAAATTTTCTTGTTTATCCCGCGAGCTTCGAGGACATCTTTAATAGCTCGTTCTCTTTGTGCTTTGGAAAGGTCACCAAACTGTGCTTTAAGCTCAGCTAGTTCTTTTTCCTTTTGCTTGTTTGCTTTACGCAATTGTTTAACGAGATCATTTGATTCCGTATTGAAATCATCGTCGTCGTCCTCGTACTCGAAATTGGACATAGTCCATCTCCCATTCATTAAGTTGACGCAGACCTCATACGATTTTGGGGGTTATTCGTATGGCTTCTGCTACCGGTAATTGTTATCACTCCACTAGGCCGGTGGTTCTAGTGGCAGGCTTTGTTTAGTAGGAACCAGCTCCTGGTTGTCCTAGCATATAGTTTGATACTGCGCGGTCACGGTTAAGAGAACCTACACCTGATGAACCGCTAAAGGCTGCTGTCTCAAGTCCAGTAAGTTTCTTGCGCTTTGCTGCAGCTGATGCTGCACCTGCAGTATTAAATACTTCTGCTTCTGCTGTGCCTTGTGTATATGCACCTTGGCCATAGATATCAGATAGTTTTGAAGCAGTAGGTAGCATTCCTGCAATATCGGTATAACCCTGTTGTGCTTGGGCCTTAGTGACACCAAGACCAGCAAGTGATTCAGCTGTTCCACCTTGTGCTTGTAGTCCTTGTGAAAGGGCTGCTCCACCAATTTCAGCTGCAGTCACCTTGCGGTGAATAGCTGTTAAAGCATTCTGTGGGTCAAGTGCATAAGCCAAGATATCGGCGTTATTGATATCAGGATAAAATTGTTTTAATGCTTGTAAAACTTCTGGATTAGAGTTAATAACTCGTTGTTGTGCTGTAGCAATACGATCTTCTAACTCTGCTGCAGATACATCGTTGGCTAAAAACTTATCAAATCCTGATTGTTTACCTGTTGCATCTTTAGTATAATAAGATGCTGGTAATCCATAAGTACGCATAATATTCTGGTACTGGTCTTCTAGTCCAATATATTCTGCAGGGTTTAATGCTCTAAGACCCGCTTTAATGCGGTCTTGATTAGCAGAAAAACGTGCTTTGTAAGCATCTGTATTTTGAAGAGCAATAGCAAATTGTGAAGGTGATGCGCTTTGGTCCATAATAAGACCTTTGATTCCATCTACCAATGAACCTAATCCATATTTAGAAAATTCATTATACAAAGTATCCCAAGCAGATTGACGTGCTTGTTTATTTGCTGCATCAATAGCAGCTTGATTTTGCTGTGCAACTAAATCTATAGAAGGCAGCGTACTAGTAACGGTTGTCTGTATAGGCAGTGTGCTTGTGGCTGTAGAAGTCTGTGTAGGTAGTGTACTTGTTGCCGTAGAAGTTTCTGTAAAAAGAGGAGCAGTACCAGTTTGGGTAAATAAAGTAGCTGTATTTGTAACCGTACCTGTACCTGTTTGTGTAGGACCAGTAGGTCCTGTATCTGTTTCGGCATAAGCACCTATTTGATTTGCTTTGTCAAACGCATCGCCAAATTTACTTGGAGCAGAAATTGGTGGTGTTGCTATTGTTGCATCCGCTGATGGGGCTGGTAGTGTCGCTGTTGTTCCAGCTGCTGTTGAAGCTGGAGTAACACCGTCTTTAGTATCTTTATCAGTACCAACAATTGTTGCAGCAGCTGCTAATGCTGCTTTTGCTCCAGCAATTTTGGTTAATTCATCAGTTGCTGTAGTTGTTGGAATGCCTGCAGCTTTTGCTGCAGCAATAGCGGCAATTTGTTCTGCAATTTTTGTTTTTTCGTCAGGTGTAAATGTTGGGATACCTGCTGATTTTGCAGCGGCAATCGCAGCTTTAGCTGCTTCTTTTTTAGTTAATTCATCATTTAATCCAGCAAGATAAGTTTCATAACTTATTTGACTATTTTGTGGGATATCAGCTTGGAAGGCTGCCCATTGTGCTTTTGTAAGTGTCATCAGTCTTTACCCCATAAATCCGAAGTCTTTGAGGACTTGTTGTGTAGCGTCTGCCACTTCAGCATTAGCCTGTTGTGTGTACTGCCAGCGCGTATCTTTTCGTAAAGCCTTCTGGTAATCATATATATTTGTATCTCCCTTATCGGAGATAGCCATACGAAGAGACGGATCATTAAGGTCAATTGTATTTTGGTCTAATCCTAAAGTATCTGCCATAATCTTGCGATATGGTGAATAGACAGCATCTAAATTATAACCTTGATTAAGTAAGTCACGTACATATTGTGGCTGGCCTTGAGATGCAAGCAAGCGAGCATTCTGGGTAAGGCGTGTAACATCAATAGTTCCATCTTGTAATCCACCTAATACATCGTTTTGGATTTGTTCTGATGTCGCAGTTGTTCCAAGACGATTAGGCACAATATTTTCTAATTTAAGTCCATTAGATTTAGCAACATCTTGAAGTGTTTGTAAATCAGTAAGTGCCTTTCCTGTATATCCAGTTCCAAGGGTCCCACCTAATGCTACTGGACGGATAGAGGTGCTAATGCGCTTTATTAAAGAAGTTGTATCTGATTCCATATTATGGATATATAGATCTTGTGCAATTAACTTGGCTTGAGTCTCATCTATAGCAGCGCCTTGTGCTTTAGCACGCGTCATTACGTCACTAGTAATTGTAGCAATTTGCTTTTCGTAATCTGAGTTACCGGTAGCCTGACCACTTTTTACAAGTGAATCATAGTTAAATTTTTGTAAGTAGCGTGCCTTGATTTCTGTAGAGTTCTGACGGTACCAAGTATCGTTGGCTACTTCTTTAACAAAAGTATCAAGATTAATTTCATTATTAACATACTTTTGTAGCAACTTTCCAAGACTTGGAACATTGCTGAAAATGATGTCTGGCATACCATAAAGTTCAATTGCTTTAGCAATTGCTGCATCTACACCAGTAGGTGCAGTTGCTGTTCCAGTCCCAGTTCCAGTAACAGTAGGTCCAGTAGGGCCACTTGCCGTTACTGTCACTGGAGTCTTAGAAGCTACAACTGGAGTCTTTGTTGGTGTTGTCACCTTTGTTGTAGTCGGAGCAGGTGCTTTAGTAGCAGTAACTGTTTTTCCAAGTAATGTTGCACCTGAAGCTATTGGGCTTCCAGCTGCTGGGGCAGATGTAGCTTTTGTAGATGTAGGTTTTACAGCCGTTGTAGCGGTAGGACCAGAAGGGCCACGACGTGCTGCTATGAGAATATCATTTGCTTTTTTAATTGCAGCGTCAATTGTTTTATTAACAGAATTATAATTTGCAAGTAATCTATCAAAATCTTTTTGTTCAATTGTAGATAACTTATCGCCTCTGGCAATTTTATTAGCCCAGATTTTTAACTCTCCCTCATATGCAGCAAGGGATGGTTTTAAGGTATTTGCATAATCTAATTGTACTTTAGATGCAGCGGTAACTTTAGAATCTGCTTTAGCTTTAATAGCTGCTGCTGCAGCTTTATCAGCAGCTGTACGTGCTTTTGCCTGTGCTGCTTTTTGATCTGCAATAAGTTTATTGATATCAAGTGCCATTATCGCAGTCCTCCAAACATCTTAGTAACTGTGTCATAGGCAGTAAGAACTTTATTGGCTTTAGCCTCATCAGTGCCGGAAATCTTTTGAATAAGGTATTGCTGAGCATCTAAGCCACCAGTAGTAGTAGATGTAGTTGTAGTTCCGCTAGGAACTGTGTTGGTTACAACTGCAGATGCTGCCTTGTTTTGCTCTGCTTGAAGCATCGTTGTATATTTGGCTTTTTCTTGGGCATTTAACTGGCGACCAAGTAAGTCATTAGCAATAGTATCTAAAATGGCTGCTATGTTTGTAGCATTTGAAATATTCTTTTGAACATATTTAGATGGCTTATTAGAAGCAGCTGCTGCAGGAATATTTTGTTTTAGATAACCAGTTAAATAGTTACTATCAAATGGTTGACCAATACTTTGTGCTTGTAATTTAGCAGCCATAGTAACATTTGACCATTGAGTTACTAAAGCATCATTAAATTTACCAGTTTGTGGGACATTGTAACCAGCATTTTTAAGAGTCTTTGCTATTTGCAGACGCGCAGCATCTGTCATATTGTAAAGTTCTAAAGCAACTGGATTAGTTGCAACACCTGGTACTCCAGAAACTGTGTTGCCAGAAATAGTCGAGCCAGACTTGATAGTTTGCGCTTGCCAAGCTGCAGTATTCTGCTGGTAAGCCTGTTGATACGCCTGGTCTGCTGTTTGTGCCACTTAGTCTCCGATCAATCTTGAGAAGAGAATGTCATAAGCTGATTGAGCATTAACATCTTTTGATGCTAATTGCTGTAGAGATGCTTTAACATTTGCCTTCAACATATCTTTGTAATCCTGTTGCATACCGCTGTTACTTGTAAGGCTATCGCGGTTATACTTGTATTGGTCATATTGGTTCATCATTTGCTTGAGCAAATTACGAGTTTCTGGCTGTGCAGTTACTGTACTATCATCTAACATTGTGCGAAGATCTAGCAAAGCACGCTGACGTTCAATAGCGGTTTGTGAACCTTGACCTAATTGTTCTTGTAGTAACGGTCTAACACCCTTGAACTGGTCTGACCATATTTGCCACTGGTCACGTAATGCACGTTTGGCATCCGTTGAATAAGTTTGAGCAAGTTGAGCATCAAAAGAATCCTTTTGTGCGTAATAATACTGGACATCTTTAGCAGTAGAGGCTTGACGAACGAAGTCTGTGAGCGTCTTGTTTTGCTTAAGTCCTGCGCTAAAGAGCAACTTGTATGAATTAAAGTCAAATGAACCAGCTTGTGGGATAAGAAATGCTGCACCTTGTGGGTACTTAGCCAACAAGCCAGTGTTATCTTTAACCCAGTTGCCTGCTGCTCCTACTGCACGAACCTGAGCAACTGTGTTGCTCTCTGATTCAGATACTGTGTATGGCATCTGGTCTGGAAATAACTTAATCCATTCTTGGCTGGCTTTATCAATACTGCCATAGCGTTCTACTAGTTTATTAAACGCTTGCTTATATGAAGTACGTCCGTTATCACGAACCCATTGGGCCATATCTGATTTTAAGACTACTGAAGGTGATGCAATTGCTACAAATCCGAAAAGAAAGCGCAAGCTAAGTACAGTTAATGTAGATGCTTGTAGTTTATCTTGGTATGCAGCAAGTTCTCCAGCAGATGGCGGTATTTCTTGACCTGTTGCTGGGTCAATCTTGATTTGTAGTCCGTGACCTGTTGCCTCAAGATAAGTTACTGCTTTGCGATAAGCAGATGCGTACTGAGATGAGCGTTCATCCTTGTTCATTGCTTGAAGCAAACGGTTTACGTGTGCTGGAAGTATTGCTTGAATAATTGGTTGGTCTGCACCGTAGGAACCAGTAAGATATTGTTCAAGATCTTTAACCTGTGGTACAACATTACCAATCATTGCAATTGGAACTGCTGCTAATGGACCAGCAAAGGTAGGAAAGAGTGAATCTGGGTTCATAGATGGTGTAATCATCTTCAATGATCCACCAAATTGAACAGGCATTGGTACTTGGAAAGCATCGCCTACGCCAAATAGACGCATAACCTTGTTCATCGCCTTGTATACAGGCTCTAGTCCTGGATAGAAGAAGTACTGGTTACCATTATCGTCTGTCTGTACGAAACCTGAGTGCGAAATACCTTCATAAGTAAGGCTTGCACGTGTTAATGCTTCTGGGTTATAACGTAATGTGCGTGCTGTACGACGGTAGAAGTCTTCAGTAGCGCGATAGAAGCGAGCAAAGTTAGATACGCTCATAGCCAACTGGCTGCGAACTGCTGGGTTATCTACAAAAGCGATAACACGGTTCTTTGCATAGTCTTCTGCAATAGAAAGCAAATGCTTTTCTGCAGAGAATTGTGCCTTAATAAGATCATCGCCTGTTTTACCTGCAGTTAATGCTTCAATGTAATGCTTTTCAAAACCAGAATCCTGCATTTCTTTCTGAATATTAACAATTGCATCAAGAACCATTGGGTGACGCGATAGGCGAGAGTTAGCTGCGCCCATTTTGTCCCAACCCCACTCCATAATATCTGAAGCAAAGTTCTGTGTATCCGATACCGGTATCAAGATAGGTCCTGAAATAGATTCAGGGGCAAGGTCTGCCTTCATTCTATCTGGCAAGTCGTGGATAGTTAGGCTATTTGTAGAAACTTTAATTTTTCCATCGGCATCAAGTGTACGAACCTTATCAAGAAGGTCATTATTGAGCTTGCCATTGCGCTTTGAGAAGTAAACCTTTGTATCATCATAGAGCGCTGTAGCGTGTTGCTGTGTATCTCCACCGGCTTTGTATAACTGAAAGCGGTTAAGGTCTTTAGCAGGTAGTGACTCTAAATATTTACGAATATTTGTAATTGCATCTTGACGTGTAATTCCATCTGAAAGATTTTCAATAGTCTTGCGTCGCAAGTCAGATGCACCAAACATATTAAGTTTAGTAAACCATCCAGCACGAGACTCTTCAGACATTACTGGGTTGTAGTCAGCAAATGAGGAACCAGTCTTAGTTTTATATGTCTTGCCATCAATTTCAAGCCCATCAACTTTTCCATACTTGGAAACGTCTTCAGTAACTTTCATATACTGGTCTAAACCACGAAGAGCGTTATTACCGCCTTCAGATACTGAATCAAGAAGGTTGTCAATATCACCGTGTCTAATATAACGGGCTAATAAGTCAGCACCGCGTTGGTCTAATTTAGCACCAAGGCTGTTTTCTGCAACTGCTTTAGCCATAACTCGACGAACATCGTCAATATTGCCCATATTCTTAGCGACAATCATTTCTTCTTTGTACTTTGAAATATCAGATTTGCGAATTAGTTTGTTGATAAAACCAAGGTCACCTTTAGCCATTGCAAGTTGTAACTTAGTAGTCAGTAAACGACCTTTGACAAGACCCCAAGCTGAATCACCTACCGCTAAGTGAATCATAAGATCTTCTGCTGCGTTACGTACGGCAAAGCGAGGACCAGCCAAGGTACCAAATACCCAAGCCGATGTCATCTTATTAGCCCACTTCTTATAGTTAGGCCCAAGCATCTTTGCAAGCAAAGTTTGACGTGATGCTAGTAAATCCATTTCATAAAGTGAAGGTACTGCAATTCCAGAGGAAAGTTGAGTATCATCAATAGCCATTGCTTGGCCATTAAAGACTGCAGGGTTTTCTACTTTAACTTCTATCTCTTGGCCAGCTGCATTGAATTGCTTAACAATTCTGTTGGCTGCATATGATTGAGGAATCTTGCCATTTTGTGCAGTTAGGTAATCTAGTCCTGCTTCACCTTTAGAAATCTGACGAATCTCTGCAAAGGTATTCCAGACACCTAGAAAGACTTGCTTCTTCTGGCCTTCATCTCCTGCTGCAAATGCTTCTGCAATAATCTTTGAGTGATAACGGGTATTAGTCATACGCGCTAAACGGTAGACTTGAGTTGCTGCATCTGTTGCGTTGACATCAAAGAATCCATTTTTGAAATATGGAATGGTTTCAAACTTTTTAGCAAAGCGGTCTAACTTGCCATTGATTTGATTAAGGCTTAGACGGAATGCTCCATCTTGCTTTAACTTGCCAACACCACGTTCTAAAGTTGCTATCTGTTCTGCATTGTTAAATAAACCAGTAGCAATATCACCGTATTGAACATCATTTGCTCCATAGGCTGCATCTACAAGTTTGCGTCCTACGTTATCTAGGCTAAGAATTTTATTACCTACGGTTAGCGTAGCAATACGTGCTTTACGTGCCGCATCAAGACGTGGAATAAGCGGAGTCTTGCGAGCTGCTTGACCTTGTAAGATAAAACGTACGTCTTCTGCGTTGGCAAGATAGTTTTTGGCAGTTGCTGCATCTTTAACACCAGCACGAATAAACTCATCTACTGCTGCAGGACCAAACTCTGGTGCTATACGCTTAAGATTTACTACTGCGTCTACGCCTGCTTTAATATCACCTGATTTACGAGCTTGTGCTAAGACATTCAACTGTGCACCATAGGCATCAAAGAGTGCTGCTACTTTTGGATCTGTAAATACACGCTCTACTTGAGCCGTATCTCCTGCTGTACGCAAGATAGAGCGACCATAAGTTCCTGGAGTTTTACCAAGAAGAGTAAAGAGTGCAAAGTTGCCAGCATCGTATGCTTTCTTTGCTTTACCTAGTGCAAGTGTTGGGTCTGCAAAGACTCGATAAGCCGCATCACCAATACCAGAGATGCCTTTATAGAGAAGACCTGAGCCTTCTAAAGAACCTGGAAGCAATAGGTTTGCTAATTGACGTCCTGGAGAGTACTTAGCGGCTTGTACTGAATCTAGTGCATCTTGAAAAAGTGGGTCTTTCCTTTGTGCAGCAGAGGCTGCAATTGCTTTTTCAGCATCTGTACCAGATGCCAAGATTTCATCAAGGCTAATACCTTCTGCAACTTTCATAGCAACATTAGTTATATCGTTGCCGTATTTAACTTTAGCGTTAGAGATACGATCTGGGCTAAATACCTTGTTACCGTTATCTCCAGCAATTTGAAATGCTTTGGCAAGGTCTACGCCTTGGTCAGCAGCAATGGCTCCAGTACGATACAAGCGAGTCATAAAATCTGAAACTTCGTTAAGCGCCTTGAAAGGTGCTGCAATAGTTGTCTTTACTGCGTTAGTCATATAGTGCAGTGAATTGCCAAGCCAACCTTGGTTAGTCTTTGTGGCACCACCAAAGAGTGCAACGTGTGCATTCTGTTGATCTGCAGTAAGTTGAGAAAAAGAAGCCTGCGCTTGAGCAGTAGGCATAGCAAGTAAGTTGCGGTGCGAATCTAATAGTTTAGATAACCCGTCAACTTGAGTTTGCTCTTGAGCACTAAGTCCTGCTTGCAGGGCTGCTGCTTTTAAGTTTATGTTTGCCAATTACATACCCCGCGATATTGCCTGCTGGTAAAGGATTCCTATTTCTCCAGTAGTATCGTAAGGAAGCATCTTTTCAAGTGAATCTGAAATCTTTGCTGTAGCAAATTTTGATTGCATCATTAGTGCATTTGAACCGCCGCCTGGGCCTACATCTATTCCGTGAGTAATTGGTTCATTAGGTCGCTGAGTTGGGTCATAAAGACCAGTACCTGCGCCCATCGCACCACCAGAACGAACTGTTGGAGCTTGTGAAAGCATTGGAGATTTAGGTGCTGTTGCTAGTGGAGCACCGGCTTTTTGTTGCGCCATAGCTACACCTGCACCATATTGATCTGGTTGATATTGTAAATCTGTACGCTTTGCGTAAGGTCCAGGACCTGATACACCCTGCATTGGGTTAGTAGCGTCTTCAAGCGCCATTTGTATCCTCCTGTATTGTTTCTAAATCTTGCGAAAATTCATTCCAG